CCTTTAGAACAATGATTGCACTTATCCGTCCCGTTCTTATGTCGTTCCTTAATAGCGACAAAGTGAAGCGATTGATTGTTGACATGCTCCGCAAACTGGCTGAGCAATCTGATAACACTGTTGATGATGCAGCAGTGAACTTCATTGAAAACGGACTTTTCCCTAACAAATAATGACTTTTACTGTTACACTGCCTGCTTACCAAACTCCTACCAAAGCGTATGAGTTGACTACTGGCTCTACTTCTGTCAGCCAGCAACTGACCCACGATTGCCGCCGAATCAGCATCCACCCTACCGGGCACGATATCTATTACGGCATTGGTAATGCTACTCAAGTAGCGGAAGGTGCTCCCGCGGAAGCTGTTGCAGTTACCACTGCTGCTTCTGCTGGCGTTGCTGAAGTCCGTACGGTCACTCTGTCTGGTTTCTACGAAGTTGGTGATCAACTCACTGTTGTGGTTGACGGCACTTCTTTAACCTATGAGGTGACTGCCGATGACCAAAGCAACACGGCTTCGACGACGCTTTCTAATGTGGCTGCTAGTGTCCGTGATGCGCTTAACGCTGATGCAACTATTAGCGCAGATTTTACCGCTACTGCTTCCGGCGCTGTGGTGACCATTACTCATGGCACCGACAACACTGCTTTTACCTTGACTGCTGAAGTTACCGCCAACGATGACGATAACCACTTTATAAAAACCGATGAGCGTGTGTACATCACCGTTCCTCCTGGTTCTTACATCGCTGTCAAGTGCACTACCAGCAACAGCGGTAAATGTTACATCTCTGAATACGTCTAATGGATTTAGGTGCGCCTCCGGTACTCCCGTCTCTACGGCTCCCTGAGGCCCCTCAATTACCCCGTCCGGTACTGGAGGTCCCACGGGCAGCTTTACCCACCTACAAGCCGCTTGTAGTGCCTCCTAACGACCTTCGCCCGCCTCCGGGAGTGAAGGGGACGACACCATCTGAAGAAAAGAAGGCGGAAAAGCCTAAACCTAAGCCACCTCCGCCTCCCAAACCACCCCCAATACCTTCTCAAGTCCGTTATGTAGACGTGCCGGGTACAGATCTTACTGTCCCCCTACCTAGTAACGAGATCTTGGCTACGGCTACAACGACAGCGACTGTCTCGGTTGCAGCCACCCTTACAGCAACTGCAGTGTTTAAACGGACAGTTAGCGCCTTGAAACCAATAATCAAGAAACTGCTAACAAAGAAAAAGAAACATGCAGAAAACTAAAACTTTTATTAACGAGTTTTTTAGTGAAATCGTTAAAGCTCTTGTACTTATTTGGAGTGCGGGAGTACTTACTGCATCCTACATGGGAATGTTACAAAAGATGGATCCTACTTTCGTGGCTAGTTTGCTTAGCGGCACTCTTGCATCCTACGGGATCAGTCGCCCAAAAGACCAAAAGGATAGACCGCAACCATGAAATTACTATTTTTACTTCTGCTGTTTCCAATGGGAGCAGTGGCTCAAACGGTTACTCCACAGTTCACCCAAGGTAGTATGCAGGCAACCACTACCACCACTCAAACTATCACCGAAACTATCGCTACTGAAGTTTACGGTGGTGCATACTCATCATGGTCTGGAACAAATGTAACTCCAAGCGGGGATATTACCGATTCTTCGACTACTTGGTCGGTGACCACAGCTGGCGAACAGTTTCAACTAGAGACTGTGACACGAGCAGCGGGAATCATCGAAACCATCGACGTTACCCGCGACATCGAAACTACCTCTACTACTACCTCGCTTTCTGTCTTTTCGCAGTAACTCCGGTTAAAGCAGAAGAACCGACAGTTAGCAACAACGCATCACCTATTGCAGCTGCAACGGGTAATGTAACCAATCAAGCTGTGCAGTTTCAGAACAACGGTGCTCCTAGTAGACAACAGTTTACTGGTGGTAACTCTTGTAACGGCACAACTATGACGTTCAGTCCGTTCTACATGGGTAACGATACGTTGCCACAAGGCTACACTCGTAACAATAACTATGGTGCACAGCTCAACTTTTCCGTACCGCTTGACGGTGGGATGATTGAACAGTGCAAGCAAATAGCAAAACGTCACGAAGAAAAGATGCGTCTTGACTACGAAATAGTTAGGGCACTTAAATGTGCAGAGTTAATGAAATCTGGGTTTACTTTTAGACCTGGTAGCCGTGTAGAAGTGCTGTGTCACGACATTGTACCTATTGTCTCATTGACAAATGAAGAAAAAAGCAACTGAAGATCAGTTTAATGAGTTGCACAGCCTAATTACCAAAGAGTTTCTCAAGCGTATTAAGACTGGCGAAGCTACTACGCAAGACCTTAAAGCCGCTTGTGACTGGCTAAAGACCAACGACATCAGTGGTGTCGCTATGGAAGGCAGCCCGTTGTCGAAACTTGCTGGGATTATGCCAGAAATTGACCCTGAACTTGTACAAACTAGACTTTATGGGAAAAGGTAAGACGCAACTATACCTGGACCGTAACCCCGAAGCTAAGCGTAAGCAAATCGAGCGTCAAGCTGCGATCAATCGGCGTCCAGAAGAAAAAGAACGCAGGGCAAAACTCAACGCTGAGCGTAAAAAACGAGGATTAAAAGGAGATCCACGCGACCTCGGTCACACAGCTAATGGCAAATTAAAAATTGTCAATAGAAAACGTAATCGACAAGCAAATGGACACGGCAACAACCCTCGTTACACATGACACCGCTACTTCCCACCCCTGATCACTACATTTACAACCTAATAACCATGACATCCTCTGAAGCTAAGCGCCTTTGGAGGCGCAGTATCAAAGAGCATTTTGATTGTCAATGCGTTTATTGTGGAGAACATTATGAAGCACATGAACTTACACTCGACCATGTTCACCCCAGAACTTATGGCGGCGAAGATATCACAAGTAACCTTGTGCCCGCCTGTGTTAAATGTAATCAGGAAAAAGGAAGTAACAACTGGCAAACTTGGATGAGACAAACTTTCGGTCATCATCCCCAACGCGAACAACTCATTCTTTCACATATTAACTAACAATGGCAAAAGCAGCACCGAAGAGAAGCGATTTTCCTAATGGCATGATGGGTCAAGCCAAATATGAGGCAGCCCTGAAGCGTTACAAGGCTAGCTACGGCCCTCCGGCACCCAAACCCCCCAAGCCGACGGTTAATCGCCGTGGTCGGATGACGTCGCCGTACAAAGACGGTCAAATTGTTACCAAAGAAGGTAACCAGTTCCGGTATAACGCCAAAACCAAGCAGTTTACCCTAGTTAAAAAGCCTGCACCTAGCAAGCCTGCAGCTACCACGACCCCCGCTGCTAAGCCCCAAAAAGCTGGCGTAGCACCGGTTCAACCCAAGCCTAAGCCCAAGCCTAAGCCCGCTATGTCGGCCGCGGCCCAAGGTTACCAAAAAGACTTGGCAGAAATCAAAAAGGTTGAAAAGAAAGCTGCTGCTTTCAAAGCTGCCCAAGAACGTAAAAAGGAACTTGAAAAACTTCGTGAAGAAGCCAAGCAAAAGTCCCTTAAAATCGGTCGGGCAAACCGCAGCCGCCGTAACACCACCGCACGTGGTCCCCGCGACCGCTAAACATGTCTAACGTCCTAGAGGCGTTGCAAACGGATTTCAAGCTGTTCCTGCAGGCTCTGTGGGGTCAGCTTGATCTCCCTTCTCCAACGCGTGCACAATATGCAATCGCAGACTACCTTCAACACGGTCCTAAACGTCTACAGATTCAGGCCTTCCGAGGAGTGGGTAAATCTTGGATTACTGGAGCCTTCGTGCTTTGGACTCTTTTTAAAGATCCAGAAAAAAAGATCATGATTATCTCGGCATCAAAAGAACGTGCCGACAACATGTCCATCTTCCTTCAAAAACTCATCATTGAAACGCCCTGGCTATCACACCTCCGACCAAAATCTGACGATGCTCGTTGGAGCCGCATTTCATTTGATGTTAATTGCAGTCCTCACCAAGCTCCTAGTGTTAAGTCTGTTGGTATTACTGGTCAGCTTACGGGATCACGTGCTGACTTAATGATTCTAGACGATATTGAGGTTCCCGGCAACTCAATGACTGAGTTAATGAGGGAGAAACTTTTACAATTATGCACCGAAGCTGAATCTATTCTTACACCAAAGGATGACAGCCGAATCATGTACCTTGGAACCCCTCAGACCGTCTTTACAGTCTACAGGAAGCTTGCTGAACGCAACTACCGACCCTTTGTGTGGCCAGCCCGTTACCCACGGTCTATGTCCAACTACGAAGGACTCATCGCACCCCAACTCCAAGAGGATATTGACATGGGTGCTGAGGTTTGGG